TTGGAATGCGTAATCAGGAGGAATTCCTCCGAATTGCGTACATCGGAGTTAGCCCTAACCATAGGTTGCTTCCTCCTCGCTGCGTAACAACTTCGATGATCTCCGGTAAATCATCGCAGAAAAACTTCATTAGCTACTTTCAAACCCTTTATAACAACCGCATTAACTGTGCCTCCGTTGTCACAGCAACTAAGTTTGTGACGCGGAGTTTTAACGAGCGGGACCCTATGACGGGTGCTGACGGAGCAAAAATCAATTTCAACGCACTTGAATTCTCTGACCGACCTTCGGCTACAGAGGAGGAGAAAAAACTCATTGGAGACATTGATGCGTGGATCCCGGACAAGGGCGCAGGACTCATCGCTGCCGCCCTCAAATCTCACATTCCTGGATCGGATCTGGTTGAGCTTCCACTTGGCGCAGACCACTCGGAGATTAAAGCGCAATTTGCTGCTTCAAGACCGCAGGGTCAGGAGCGAACCTTTGCTTCGGCTGCTGCTCCTGTTGCGGCTCTTAAGCCTGCTGTGGTGGATGTTGTTGATGAACAGGCTGATACTCCTAAGCCAAAAAAAGCCGTTCAGCTTACTGAAGATCAAGCAAAAGCCCTAGGACTCGAATTTTGAGCTAGGCTTCGGGTGCTCCAGAAACGGGGTAAAAAAGGGGACTCTGGGGTGGCAGTACTGTCGCCCCTTTTTTTTGCAGACTTATGAAGTACATTTCAAAACGAAAAAAAGTAGCGGGCTTGTGGGTCACAATCTACCTGGAGCAGATTTCCACGGGGGTCTGGAACTTGGCTCTAATCATGAACAAATCACGTCGAGCTACAAACGATTGGTACTGGAACAGGAAAAATAAAAGAGCTAGACGCGCGAAAAGACAACCCTCTAAGGGCTCTTTAAAACACTTACGCGAGGCGCTTCGGCTCGTAGTAGCAGCTCTAAAAGAAGTTCCAGAGAATCATCATATTTACACAGAGCCACAGTCGATAAGAAGCGCCGCACTCTCGCGGTATATCGAACGTCTCGGCTTTATGCCTCAGAAACAGGATGGTCTGTCGTTTTGGGTTTTAACAGCTCAGCGAAGGAAGGAAGTTCAGTACCGTTACGAGCACACCAACTAGCTAAACGAGAAAACAAACGATGCTGTATTTGATATTGCTGATGGACTGATTCAAAAATCTGTAAAAGCTGTTCGCGGTTTAGCTTTTTGGCGTCCATCATGACCTGATGGTGCGTGAACTCCTGTTCCTGGGTCAGCCACTCAAGATTTAACATAATCTTTAGGACGCACGTGTTCAATATACTCACTAAACACTGGACAAGCTTCAAAAGAGCCGCTACGCTCATCAAACCCTGACGCCCCCTGTTTACTTTGTCGGATTTTTACAGTATCCCGAAAGGCGTCACTCACGCGCTCATCAAGCATTCTTACATCACTGGATCGATACTAGTGCCTCACGATCCCTTAGGGATTCTGAGTGATCAACTTCGATCTCATAACTTTTCCGTTACTAGAAATGAAAAGGAAGAAAATCTTACAGATCCCATCTGGTGGGTGTCAGAAAAACAGAAAGCTTACGACTGGGTTGTGGCTAGCACAATGGGGCTCTCTGAGTACAGCGAGTACATACTTGAATACGGTATGCAGATAGCTACAAAGGGCATAGCGGTTCTGGATCGTTTGTCTTTTATTGAACCTGTCGCTCGCAGAAGGAACTTTCTGCTCGCAAATAAGCTTGCGAATATGATCGTCCTCAGCCCACGCCCGAAATTTCGTGCGATAGGCTCCACCAAGGATTCGGTCACAAGCTGTTGGTTTGTTTTCCAGCGCCCAGAAAATTGGTGCGATGGCACTCAGGTAACATTCGGCTTAGATTGGGACCGCGTTGACCCGTTGCCTCCGCTCGAATAATGACATCTAAATCACAGAAGTTTGAATCTTTCCAGAAATCAATTCTTGAGCAACTTACACAAACAAATGCAAAACTCGACAAAATCTGTGCTCTTCTGGTTTCCAATCAACTCTTACAAGAGTGCGTCTCCCCCGAGGGGACCGTACGCTCTGCCTCCGAGTGCGCGGAGATTGTTAGTGAAAGTTTTTGCGCAGGCATGTGCCTCGGAGAAGAATTAAATATACGTAGTAAAGAGTTTGAGTATCAGAAAAGTGAGTTCTTTTTAGATGAGGATGAGGAGGACGAGGAAGAAGAGGAAGATGATGAGGGTGATGACCTTCCCCCTTACAGGCATCCTGCGCTGAAGTTTTGAGTAAAAGGCGCTAATATCTGTTTAATTCGACACAAAATTGTGTCTCAAACACGATTAACGCTTAACGGCCTACGGCACTACAATTGCGCAGGAGTTCCTAGGCCGTTACCTTCCGTAACTAGCGTTCTATCTGCCACGCAGACTGAAGAAACTCGGGCTAAGCTTGCTCACTGGAATGTCATGAACCCAGGGGTTGCTGATAAAGCAGCCGAAAGGGGAACTTGGATCCACAATGCTGTTGAAAACTGGATTCGAGGGTTGCAGGTAGCACCGCCCAAGGACTACCAACCCTACTGGGACGACATGCCGGAAAAACTAGAAGAACTTCTAGGCAACGGAAAAGTCCTGTGGTCTGAGAAACCGTACAACCAACCTCAGTGGTCTAAATATACAGGGGAGGATGGTGTCGGACGAATACATTACTATGACGAAGCTACGGGTCATGGATACGCAGGATGTTGCGACATAATTTATGTAGATCAAAATGGAGAAACAATACTAGGGGACTTTAAAACTTCCGTGGGTCCCTACAGCTACAAGTTCCCTAGAGCTTCAGCTAACATCGACGATAAACTAAAAAAAGCCCTGATCTCTGGGGTATTCAAACTTAAAAAAACACAGTTACAGCTAGCAGCTTATAAACTCGCGGCTGAACGATGCTTAGGGATTAAGATCGATAAAACACAGATAATTGTATCTACAGCTGTCCCTGAGTTCTCAGTTCAGGTTTTTACTTTTTCCAAAAACGACGTTGAAAAACACGAAGTTCAGTGGTTGGAAATAGTTAAAAAGTTCTATAGTCTTCAGGAGCAGAATTAAGGGTTTCTTCGGTGGCCACGCCGGGGAGAGCGTGGCACAATGTCTGGACGGGATCGAGCAATGCAGTTTCACTTCAGCCGGAATCAGGAAGTACGCAATCACGTACACCCAAAAACAGGAAAGATTTCTGCTGGTGGGAACTTCAAAGCGTTCAATGAGAACTGGGAAAAACTAACAGAAAATATAACCTCAATCGCTGAGAACGTACAGCACGGCTACGGTTTGTGCGCATGGCATTTAGTTGACGGTAAAAGAAGCAAGAATGAAACCGGCTGTATACAAGCAGGTTTGTTGATTATCGACATTGATAATCAAGCAGACGGAAAAGACAGCGAAGGGAACAAAATTCAAGATCAACAGTTAACTGTTGAGCAAGCAAAAAAGTTAGATATCTGTCAAAAATATCTTAGTTTTGCTTACTACTCTCCAAGTCATACAGAAGACTGGCCTCGATTTCGTTTGGTATTCGGTTTAGAAAAACCGATTATTGAACCTGATTTTTATCAGTGGTTTACACGGCAGATATCTCAACAAATACCTGGCTCAGATATTCGTGCTACACAAGTACCTAACCTTTTTTACGGAGCTAAAAAAGAATCTGAGCTTATTTACATCTCCGAAAATTTTATTCCGTCGAATAAAATCGACGAAGCTTATCAAGTTTATTTAAAGTTACCTAAAGAGTCCGTATCGAAAGAAGCCGCCTTTGATGCCCTGGTGGCCCGTGTGGATCCCACGGGGTTGGACCTAGGGCGGCTAGTCAGTGCTTCCGTCCGATCAATCCTGGAGGGCGAGGAGGTAGCTGACAGGTCGTTTGCGATGGCGGCTGCCTTCAAGGAGATAATCGGTTGGTGTAACTGGTTGAACGCTGAGGGCATCCCTTTGAGGAAGGCCCCCCTTGACACAGCGAACCAAGTGTTCGAGAATATCTACGAGTACGCCCCTGAACTCGACGGAAAATTTGACCGGATTCTAAGCAGCATTACGGAGCCCACTGGGCTGCAGCCAGCTTTAGCTATCGCATCTGAAGACGGCGACTGTGCAGTTTGGAAAAAGGTAAAAACTTTAAATAAAGATTTATTTGATGCGCACTGCCCTGAGAGTATTCGAGAAGAGCTGGCTCTGAAAAAACCAAAGCCAATTAATTCAATTTTTACGTTCGAAGACCCTACGGCTCCTTCAGCTTCAACATCCACATCAACATCACCTTCGTCCAAAACTGCATCGATGCCTAACCCCACGCCGACAACACCAGCGCAACTTATTCAGATCCAATCAAACAACCGTCAATTTTCAGAGAATGATATTGCCGATGTAATTGTCAACAATTACGGCGACAAATTCTTATTTGATTCAAGTCTTGATGAGTTCTTTGCTTACGACGAAGATGAGGGTGTTTGGTACATAAATGATGAACAGCATATTAAACGGCGTATTGTAAAAACTCTCGATACTTTCGTTACTGCCGGCGTGCTGCCTCGCTATAACTCAGCGACTGTAAGCTCCGTATTCCACATCCTTAAAGCAAAGCTGCTCAAATCCATTAACGGAGGCAGAAACTCAATCTGGCAAGCAGGTAGGGGTTTGATCGCCTTCAAAAACGGAGTTTACAACACAAAAACTCAGACGTTTACAGCGGGAAATCAAAAGGATTTATTCTTCCAAACGAAGCTCGCTTACGACTACGACCCGAGCGCAAGCTGTCCAGAGTTTATTAAATGGCTTACCTGGGCGGTCGAACCAGACAAAGTAGTTCTTATCAGGGCTTTCTGTAGAGCTGTCCTAACGGGATACACAACGGGTGAAAAGTTTTTACACCTTATCGGTGCGGGTGGTTCTGGTAAGTCCACGCTGCAGCAGATTTTGATTGCTCTTGCTGGTTTTAGCGGCACTCATACAAGCGATTTGGAGACGATTGAAACTAATCGATTTGAAGCACACAGTCTTATCGGTAAGCGGTTACTGCTGCTGACTGACGAAGCCTCCTTTAGTAAGCGCCTGGACACGCTAAAGAAACTTACATCCGCTTCTGATACTCTCCGGGCTGAACGCAAGTATGGCACACAGGTAATTAACTTTAAGCCAGAGCTTTTGGTGTCGATTGCGTCTAACGAACACATCAGTTCGTCAGATATCAGTTCTGGTCTAGAGCGTCGGAGGCTGACGATTGTGATGAACAACGTTGTTCCTGCTTCGCAACGTCGAAATT